AAATTGCCTGAATATACTTGATTTATTAATAACAATTGTTCTCTTATTAGTAATGTATCTAAATAATGGTATAAAACAAATTCAACACTTTTATCTTGTTCAATACTATGATTTATATTTAATAAATTAATTACTTTGCTGGCGTGTTTATACCAGTCATTATCACCATTTTCCAATTCTATCTTACTATTACTTATCATTTTTATGATTTCTTTTATTTCTTCCATTATGGATTCATATGTTTTAATAATATTATCGTTTTCTTCTTGTTCTAATTCTTCTTGTTGTAGTTGTTTTTTCTGTATTTCTAATAACATACTTTCATTTTTATAATCAATTGGATAGGTTCTCTCAAATATAGAAGCATTTTCATCTGTAATTTCAATGGGTTGAAATACATAATAATCGTCCTTATTAATAAGGGTGCCTAATCTACCATATTTATCAATTAAATATTCATTCTTATTATCAATCAATTGTGTCAATGTATAATATATTTGTTCAATTGGATATGGTTTCATAATATTGATAGCATTAATTAAATGGTCTTTTTTATAAAAAATCTGGTCTTTAAATAATTGTTTTATTCTCTTCAAAATTCGTTGATAATTCGTTTTTACAAAATCATTATTATAGGTATGTGATAATATTTCATCATCATTTATTTGTTTGTTTGGAGAACAAGTATAATCACAATTATCCATATAATCACAAATATCAGTAAAAGGTCTATCTCCAATTTTAAATTGGATTGTTTTACCACTGGATAAAGATAATTCTATATTCTGGTTCTCAACAATACTATTTAATTTATCAATTGTAAAATTGGTTTGACCAATATTCAACAAACAATCCACCGCATTTTGTTTCAATATTCTTGTAATTTTACCAATTTGCTTGGCTTTTTTCTCAGCTAATCTATAAACATATAAATCAGCAGGTTCTTCGCCATTTATTGGTAATGTTGTATGTAAATATATTTCTACATTTCTTTCTTCAAATGGTAATTGACAATGACTTAAATTTCTAACACTACGCCCTACAATTTGTTCAATACGGTTCATATTATACCAAGGTTCTAATATATGTGTTTGTCTAATATTTTTAAAATCTAATCCCTCGGAACCCGCCTTGGATATGATAATAACTTTTACAAATTCGCCATTTTTATTTTCAGGTTTTGTAACATATTTTATATCAGCCGAATTGGTTGGAGAAAAATTACGGTCACCTGTTATCATTACATATTTTGCCTGTCTGAATTTTTCAGTAACTTCGCTTTTAGGTTTCATTGTGAGAGAGTCCAATGGCTCAGCCAAGGGTTTCTTAAACAATGGTTTTGTATAAGAAGGAGACCCATACCTTGTAAACCCCATTTCTTCTAATGCTAATGCTATAGGAACAACGCCGCCATCAATATATTGCGAATAAATAATGATAATGCCTTTTGAATTTTTTACTATATTACATATATTAGATATTTTGTTACTATATTTTCCAATATTATCGCTATGAAAAATACGACCATAGTTAGTTAATATTTCTGGTTTATATTCAAAATTATATTTCATAGGATGTGGAACTGTTGTTACAAGATAATTCATTACATTAGATAAACCTTTATGACCTACCATTTGTTCTATTATATTTGAATTGTCTTCATCATTCAATTCTGGATTTGGCGTTTCGTTCATCATTATTTCATCAAAGCGAGAACTTGGATAAACTATATTTAAAGCTTCTAATGGTACTTGTAATAATGTATAACCAAAAGAATCCAAGTTCTCAAAATTAGGCATCAACGTTTGTTTTCCATATTTATCTGTTCTAACTACTGATTTGTTTCTTAAATTATTCATAATAAATTCATAACCTTTTTGTTGATATTCACCGATGGATGTATTATATACAGGAATATGTTGTAAAGGATTTTCAATTGCTTTTTCATTCATTTGAATTTTTGGATATTCAATTCGGCTGAATGTGTTTTCTGGTGAAAAATCATCGGGATAAATACGGTAAGGAAATGTATATGGGTTTTCACCGCGAACATAACAAACATATCCTATTAATTTTCTTTCCAAAAGTTCTCTACCTCCTTCTATGACTTTTCCATCTTCTGTAACTCTTTCTTTCAAAAAATTGCCTTTTTTATCAAATATTTGTTCTTCTTTTATAGTTGATCGTTTATCATTTGCGTTCATTAAATTTACTAACCAAATAATTTCCTTATAACTATTATACATTGGTGTTGCTGATAATAATAATAAACGTAAATTTTCGCTATTTATTGCTACTTTCATTAACAATTCACCAATCCGTTTATTTTTATTTTCATCTGTATTACGAATATTATGGACTTCATCTATTATAATTAAACGATTATTAAATATCTTTTTTATTCTACTTGTTTCTATTTTTTTGATTTCACTTACTGAATAGCCTGAACCTTCAGCCACCGAAGTTTTCTTTTGAATATAATTCGCAAATTCTGTATAACCCATAAACACATAGTAATTGTTGATAATAGCATTAATTTGATTAATTATTTTTTCTTTTGGAATATCAGTCAAATTGGTTGGGTTTATTTCTTTTAATAATGAAGAACCAATACAAGTATTCAAATTCCATAATCCATTATCTGATTTTAATTTGGTTTCATCAAATAATTGTGTTTTGAAATTACTTTGTACATTAGGTGAAGCGATTACTATAATACGTTGAGTAATACCAACTTGTTTCATATAAGAGCGCATTTCTTCGGCTATTCCAATAGAACTGCACGTCTTACCAGTGCCTAATCCGTTGTATAATAATAAACTATTATATGGTGTATTTAATGATAAAAAGTTTTTAACAAATAATTGATGAGGTGATAATTCAAAATCCGATTTACATAATTTGTTTGAATATGTTTTAATATCACGTATTTTACCATCGTATTTTGTATCATTGAATTCTTTGCGAGTTGCTATTTTTATATTAAAATTAGGGTCATTTAAATGAGGATATAAAAAATCATATTCTTTATTATCTTTGAGCATATCATATTCTTCTTTTTCGTGTTGTAATAATTCTGAATTAGTCATTTCATCTTCAATTTCAATGGTTGGCTCGATTTCATAATCTTTTTTATTTTCTTTTGGTTCTTCAACTATTTCTTCAGGGGTAGGAGTTTTCACAGGTTCTTCTTGAGGTTCAATGGTAGGAGTTTTCACAGGTTTCATTGAAGGCATTGAATTACTTTGTAAATGTCGTAATCGCGTAATCTCAATTTGTAACAATTTAATATTAACAAATGGATTACTTCCGTTTACATTGGATGGTTTACCAACTAATGGTCCCCATATAGAACGTAATTTTGGACCAGATAAATTAATCAAATCATCATCTATTATTATATCTTTCCCCCAAATATCCAGCCAATAGGGTTTCAATTTATTCAGAGATACTACATTACCAGTATTTTCAACAAATTCATCATTAATATTATAAATTAATTTATTATTTATTAAAGTAGTTTTATTTGTAGGCCTAATTATAGAATTATTCGGTTTGGTTGTATCTTCGACTATATTCAAAAATTGTTTAATCGGTTGTGTAATGGTATTTAATAATGGGTCAGGTTCATTAACGTTAATATTTAAAGGTTGTATATCAGTGATTTGTTCAATAATATTTAATCTCGGTTTACGTCTGGTAGTATTATGCTTTTCATTTTTATCTTTTTTTGGTTCACACTTTTTAGTTCTCGGATTCCATCTTTTTCCAACTTCACACTTTTTTCTTTTTTCAGACATAATTAAATATATACCTATTTAAAATATAGATATATATTTTTATTTTTGAACTATTATAAAATAATTTCTTAATAAATCACTAACTTATAATTGGATAATGTATTATGAACATTAGTAATTAATCTTTTTTTTTCTAAATTATAAGGTCGTATTTTGTTTAAACATTGTTCGTAATTATTCCATTCCATTTTACTAACTTCCGTTATCTCAAATTTATCCATTGGCATTGTTTCATCATAATTAATAAAAGAAACAAAATACTTGTGTTTGTATGACTTATAATTTGAACCAGTAAATATTTCTTCAAATGGTAAAATATTTTGTATATTTTTTAATTTTGCAATATTAAACCCAGTTTCTTCAATAAACTCGCGTATAGCACAATCATAATCTTTTTCCATAAAATTTCTACGACCTTTTGGAAAACCCCATTCTGGTTCTTCCCAATTTTCATCATATGTTTCTTCTATAATCGTTTCAATATTATAAAATATATGTTTGTTTGATATGCCATTTTTCAATGAATTGAATTTTTCTTTTGATATAACTTCTTCTACTTTGTATTGATTAGAAATGTTCTCAGTTTTCCATATATCTTTCCATAATTCATCAAAATCCATATTTTTGATTTTCTCTTTTTCAAAAGTCGTCATCTGTTTAAACATATTAATTAAATAGTCTTTATTGTATAATGAATATTTACCACGCATAAAATCAATAAATCCTAAAGTATCTTTACGCCGTATCATTAAATATTCAATCATTTTTTGTTTGTTGTAACGAAACATAATTATACCAATACTTGTAATGGGCATTTTACATTGATGATATAAATGTCCTTGTTTACCACAATTATTACAATAATTATCATTCATTTTTTGAAATACGATTATATTACATTATTATAATCCATAGTCTTTATATAATTATAAAAGAATGCTATTTGACCCATCTGTTTGGGGGCCACATTATTGGTTCTTTTTACATACAGTAGCACATTCTTATCCAGACCATCCAAATGAAATAACAAAACGAAAATATTATGATTTAATACAGAATATGCCACTTTTTATTCCTATAGCAGAAATGGGGAATAAATTTAGTAATATGTTAGATAAATACCCTGTTACACCTTATTTAGATAATAAAGATTCTTTCATAAGATGGGTTCATTTTATACATAATAAATTTAATCATCTCTTAGGTAATCAAGAATTTTCATTACAAATGGGTTTAGAAAAATACAAAGAAGAATATAAACCAAAACCGATTTATTTATCTGATAAAATTAACTTAAATAAGCATTATATTCATATTGCTATTATTTTGATTTGTGTGTTTTTAATTTATGTTTTTTACGAAAAATAATTTATTCTATCAATAAAATATAAATATATACTAGATGAGATTTGAAATAATATTAATAATAATAACAGGATTAATAATGGCTAATATTTATACAGAAGGCAAATATTTTAAACAAGCATTAACATGGAAAAAATATTATCAAATGGCTGGTGTCGCAATAGGTGCTTTGATGATTTATTGGTTAATGAAAAAAAATCCATTACAAGCGCAAAAAATGTTGTCAGCATCCAATGATTATGTAAAATACTTACCAGTTGATAAAAACGCATCCAGTATTTTATCGCCTATTTTGGATTTCACTACAAAACAAAATATATTAAATGACCAATTATGGAGAGGTGGTGGTGAATCTGGTTATAATTATCCAGTAATACCAATGAGACAACAAGCTGCTGAAAACAGAATATTACGTTCAGGTAAACAGCCTACAAAACGGTCAGTTAGTGAAACGAAGAAAAAATTTGTAGCATCAAATCAAAATTGGAAATGTGGCGATTGTAGTAAACAATTAACTGCTTGGTATGAAGTAGATCATAAAGTAAGATTAGAATATGGTGGTTCTAATGAAGTTAGTAATTTAGTAGCATTATGTCGCGATTGTCATGGAAAGAAAACTACTATTGAGAATTTATAATTATATTATTCTATATATAATATATAAATATGTTTGAAAAATTTAATGAAAATATAAAGGATTTTAAAAATTGGATTATTAATCCAAATGATAATCTTAAACCATTGAGAAATAATTTTTTAATTTATTTACTAACATTTACATTAATAATTGTATTAACTATATTATTTTTTTATTATTCACAAAATAAAATAAAATTCTCATTAGAAATATTCTTATATATTTTGATTTTATTAATACCGATTGTTCTATTATTTTATTATTTTAAACCACATTTAACAAATATAACTAATGTAATAGATAAAACTAACGATATGGTAAAATCATCAAAAGAAAAATCATTAATTATTGTTTTTATAACATTGTTTGTTTTTATTAATTCAATGATTTATTTTTCAATGAAAGTAACACCAAAACAAGTATTATTTACACAATACATATTTATCATATTGTTAGCATTAATAATAATAGTAGGTTTAGCAATGATATTTTTGATGTTTATACATTATTTTAGAAGTATGACTGGTTGGCCCGGATTTATTGCTCGGCTTATATTTTTTATTCCTTGTTTATTGATAGATTTTTTACAATATATTAAAAATGAATTGAAAATAACATCGAATAATGTTTACATTTTATTTATATTGGAATTACTATTGTTATTAGGTTATTTGTATTTACCAAAATTATTAAATAAAATAACTGTAAAAAATGGAATTGTTATATTGAAAGATAGTAGATTTTTAGATAAAGAATATATATTACCAAACGAAACGATTATAAAATTGCCTAAAAAAACAACAGTTGAACCTTCAATATATAGACAAAATTTTGCGATTTCAATGTGGGTTTATATAAATCCACAATCCAATAATTTTAATTCATATTCTAAAGAAACAAATATTATAGATATGGATAAAAGCAAACCAAGAATAACATATATTAATAATAATGATAATATTAATGAAAAAGACAAATTAGTATTTTATTTTGGTGATATTAAACACATTATTGATAACAAAGGGCAAAAATGGAATAACATTGTAATCAATTGTAATTCAACTATTATAGATATTTTTATCAATAGTAATTTAGAAAAAACTTTTGATTTATCAAAGCCATTGGATTTTACAAACACAGGTTCAATAACGTTGGGAAGTAATAATGGATTAGATGGTGCTATATGTAATATTATGTATTATAATGAACCTCTTAATAAAAATCAAATCGCGAGTAGTTATAATTTTTTGATGTTTAAAAATCCACCGACAATGGAATAATATGGAATA